TGGTCGCCCACTCCACCGCCAGCATTGTTGTCGTTACCAAAACCAGTATCTGCTTCATCCACCAATGCCTCTGCACCATCTTGTGATGCAAACTTAGCACGCATTGCAAAGATAAGACCTGTTGGGCCAGTCATTGGCTGAACACCACAGATGTCATATGCAATGAGTTGTGGCATTGCACGGCGAACTAGTGAAATTAAAATTGGGTCGAAGTTCTGTACACCACCAGCAGCATCACCTGTTGCGTTGGCAGGTGCAGCTTCACCTAAAAATGCACGATCTTCTTTTAATGCTTTTTCTTGATTTTCAAGAACAAGTGTAGTTACGGCCCTTTTGTACGGATCACTGATTTCTGGTAAATCAGGGTGTGCAAGGACTGGCTGCCACTTTTCTTGTAGACTTTCTGTTTGATACATTGTTATCTCCTATATCTACTATTATTAAAAATTAATTGTTTGCACCTTTGGCGGTCTTACTCAGTGCAGTTAAGTATGCTTGCATTGAGTCCGACACATCAATGTCCTGTGCAGGGCCAGCATCTACATTATCAACTGATTCAAACACTTCTTGAACATTATTAGGAAAATAACTTTCCTTCAAAGTTTCAAGTTTGGTTGTGTAAGTGTCTTTGTCGTCAAACTCAACATCTTCCACTAGTGATTTGAATTTCTCAATCTCGGTGTAAGTCAAATCTTCACTAAGTGAGGAGATGACCTCTTTACGTTGCAACTCATTATTTTCTTTCTTAACAGAAATATTAGCATTGAGTGCCTCGTTTAACTTTTCTTCTAACTCATCAATACGTTGTGATTGTGACTCAAGTACGTCATACTTCTCATCTGGCACATCAACGTAATGATCTTCAAACAATTGTCGTAGACCACCGATAAAATCTTCTGCGATTTCACCTTTTAGTCCACGTTCAATAGCAAGTTCGTTCTCATTTATCCACTCGTCTACAGCATAGTTAAGATAGTCATCTACCTTTTCTACTAGAGAATCTTTATGTGTTTGAACAGTTTCTTCAAGTTCATCATTGTAATCCTCTTGAATACGAGTAAGTTCTTCACGAACTTTAGCTTTTACTGCAGCTTCAAATACAGTTGCAGCTTTTAGTTTAAATTCTTCTGATAGATCACCTTCACCACTCATAAGAGCATTTACATGATCTGATACGTCTATACTTCTGATATGTGCTTCCATCATCTCGTCATCAGCATCATCTTCTTCTCCTCCATGCACAGCTTCGTGATAAGCAGCATGTAGTTTTTCTACTTTTGACTTGACCATTTTGTCAGCACCACTCATCATTTCTTTGTGCATATCTTCATTTGACATGTCTGACGTATCTTTCATGTCTTTATCTGGGTGTGCCATTTCATGATAACCCGCATAGATGTTTTCCATTTGTTCATGATCAGCTTCTGGCATGTTTTTCATCATATCTTTCATGGCAGTAATCATTTGACGTTTAGTCATTTTTTCATGCATACCTTCTTTTTTACCATGCATACCTTCTTTGATCTTTTGCATTGGTTCTGGTTTACCTTCGCCTTTAGTGACTTGATCTTTTACTTCTTTTGATTTTGCAGCGGCCTTTTCAGGTTCGTCACCTAAATCTTCTATCTCACCTTCATCTGCATCAATCTTTTTCATTGGTTCAGCTGGAGCTGCACCTTTTTTTAAAGGAGCACTGCCATTGGCTTCCTCAAGTTCTTTAAGAACTTCGGCCTCTAACTCCTCAATTGTTTGATCTAATTCGTTAGCCATCGGAAATGTCTCCTTAATTAGTGTTCGTGTTAGAATATATTTATAAACTACAAAAGTTTAAGGAATTTAGCAAATTCTAATGCAGCTTCCTTATCTTTAGTTTTATTTATTCGTTCTTTCATTAATGTTAATTCTGCTTCAATGATAGAACCATGATTCCAAACCCATTCTTTTCCTTCCATTATACCTTGTACGAAAGCATTTGGTGCAGAAGGGTCTGCAACTATGTCTGCTGCCGTTGCAAGATAAAAGTCATCTCGCACATAATTGGCACCATTTTTTTGTTCTAAACTTCCCATACCCCTTGAGGATACACCAAGTTTAGCACCTTCATCCATAAGACTTTTTACTATCTTACCCATTGGAGTTTCAAGTATTTTTGCCTCACCGATAAAATTCTTTCCATCTGGAGTTAGAGAAGTGATCATGTGTGATGCTCTCTCTAAATTCACAGTTGGGCCTTCTGGGTGTCCTAACTCACCAAAGGCACGCTTTTCATTGATATACTTTTGATTATATCGTTCTACTTCTTTTTGTAGGATTCCTTGTGGGTAAACTCGACCATTGCGATTTTTAATATCTGCCTGCATGAAGATGCCTTTGATCTTATAGTTTTTACCACCATCTTCTTTTTCTTCACAGATATATTCTATATCTTGTATTTGTTCTGATATGAGTTTCATTGTTCTATCCTTATGATGCTACTGAATTACCTTGTGACACTTCTTCTACATGAACTGCACCATCACTTCCAGCAGTTTCATTGATTACTGAAATAAAGTATGATGTGTTTGTAAAGTCATAAAATACTGCATCACCAGCATTATTTGAGTCACTATCTGTTCCATCTAATACAAGAAAATCTCCAGCATTAGAACGTGAAGCATCTGTTCCGTCTAATACCACACGACCTTCTCCACTACCTACCAGAAAACCCTCTGGATATGCAACTATTGTTGAGTTTGCTCTTAGATACATACCATTTGTTGAGGTTACTGTAGTTCGGTCAGAAGTAATAGTTACTTTTATAAAGACATCTTGTCCACCAAACTCACTTACTCTAAATGCAGACCCCATTGATAATTTTCCTAATTCCAAACCAGCCGCAGAATCGTCTGCTAAATCAGATGTCGTAATAGTTCCACAGAATCTTTCTAATTTGAAACTCATATCCCTGTCCTTATATTTTTAACATTTCTCTCTCAAAATAGTTCATTAGTTCTTTTTCCGTAACCTTGAACTTTTTTGCAGAGTCTTTAATTGTTTTTTCAAAAGTATTTAGAAAATCCGAAGGTTTATCATCCATTATCTTGAATATGTTGTCAACAGCACCCTTCATCTTTGGTGATAACTTCTTATACTCTTTAGTTCTTTTATGTTCATCCCTCTCTAAAAAGGGTGTGTACATGTCATCAAACTTCAACATCCTCAATCTCCGTAGGTGTTGATTTAACAAAAGAGTTTGCAACCTCTCGTCTTTTTATCTCTAGAGCGTCACCAACTTTTTGTGACATTACTTCCTTAAATGCCTTTTCTGCATCAACAACATCGTTGTTTGCAAGTGAATCTATTATATCTTTAGTCTCCATTTTCATCTCCAAATCTTGAAATGCCATCTGAGTCTGGGTCTACTGCAATTCCACCATCTTCAACATCCATACCAGCTTCTTGATTAATTTGTTTTTGCATTTCTTCTATTTCATTATCAGTCATATTTAGTACATTTTTTTGAACCCATTCCTTACTGTAGAATGTGCCAATATATGATTCGATATTCTGTAATGAATTAATTTTATTTTCAAGTATTTCTGCTTTCTTTAATTCTGCAAAATATCCATCTTGCATGAAATCATATTGAATGTGTTCTTTAATAGAAGGCCATTCCTCTAATGAAATTACACCTTTCAATATGAGTTGTGTTTTAAGTATGTCAGATAACAATGGTGTAAATCGTTTACGCAATCTCTGAACAAACTTTGTAAACTTCAATTCATCTCGTGTAATTTCAGTTGAACGACCCAAACTAAAGTTTGACTCAGATTCCATACGAGAAATAGGTACATTCAATGAACGATACAACTTGTTCTGAAAATACTTGATGTCATCAATCTCACCTAGATTAGAACCGCCAGGCAAAGTAGTAATCTCTGTTCCACGACCACCTTCCCTACGAGGCAACCAAAAGTCCTCAAGCATACTCATCTGATTACGATCATCTCTTATCTCACCAGTAGATGCATCATACACCAACTTGTTACGATAACGATTCATCACATCTTTAAGATACTGTTCAGCTTTTATCTTTGGTAAGTTACCAACATCAATATAAAATATACGTCTTTCTGGAGCTCTTGATATACGATAGATAACCAATGAGTCCTCAATCATTCGTAGTTGATTGACAGGTTTAATTGCTTTATGTAAATAAGATAGTATATGACCTTTATTTTGATCTATGATGCCTGATGGACAAAATGCAATACTATCAGATGTAAGTCTTAACCCTTGTACTGTTCCGTAACTTGCAAGTGACTTTTCATTGTAAATGTAATAGTCGTTTAGTTTCTTAACAGTATCCTTTCCACTTGCATCTTTACTTTTACTAACCTCACGAATTTTACGAATCTTTTGTGGGTCAATATAACGTAATTCTGTAATACCCTTTCTTGGATTTTTGGAATCTATGATTTTATGATAGTAGATACGACCATCAACATACCACCTACGAAAAATGTCATGACCCTTTACATTAAAGTCTAAGAGTCTAAGTACAACATCAAATTCTTCCCGAATTTTATCTAGAACACGTTTGGGTTGTTTTAATCCATCAAGAATAATAGAGATGGACTGATCTCGCTCATCAGACACAATTGATTCATTGATGATGTCCTCGATTGCAGAATCACATTCGGGTTGTTGTGCAATTTGACGATACCTACGAATAAGATCAGCTTCAGTTCTTTCACGACCATCAGTGTCTAGAACTTGGCCAAAGAAACCACCACCAGCAACTTCGATACTACCATCATCTGGAGTGGGAAGTGTTAGTTGTTTTTTATCTTCCTCACTCTTTACTTTTTCAAATTTGAAACCAAAAATTTCAGCCATAATAACTCCTACTGTATTTTAAGTATTTAGTAGGTTAAATTAGAAACTCACACCAGATGGTTCAAAGTGTTGGTATCTCCATGTAACTTCAAAAGTTTCAATTTCTGTAGCTTCTGCACTTGATAGGTCAATCTGTGCAACTGTCAGTGGATAGGCATTACGGAAAATATATGTTTTTAGTACAGTGTCATCACGATCTAATTGTTCAACAGTTAAATCTGTTTGATAATCAGCTGGTGAAGTTACACCAGTATTTTCAACATAATCATTAATTCCGTTTTGCCACAATTCCATTGCGTTACGAATCATGAAGTCGGTATCATTGTAGAAGGTAACAGTCCATGTCTCAGGAGCTGGTCGATCACCACTCACATAAATGTTACGACCACGAAATGGTACAGCAATCTCACCTAGAGTTGAAGCTGGTAAGTTTGATGCAGTTGCCAAAAAAGATGCCCTACGAACATCAAGTCCAATTGCAATGCCAGGCGGTGGTGTGATTGTGACTCGAAACTGATTGGCACGAGCACCACCACCGATTAGATTTGCTTTAAAATCATCTATTGCTGCCATGTTAGCCTCCTACCTCACTAAATGCAACCCCAGTTCTCGTTGCAATAAAGTTAAGTGTTATAAAGTTAATTGAACGAGCAGGTTTAATAAAGATGTCTGCAACAAACTCATTACGATCAATTACTTCACCTGTATTGTTAGTTGCATTACAAACCACAGAGAAGTCTGTAATACCTCGTCTACCTTGTATGTCTCGTAAGAACGGCTCCACTAGGTTTCTAAATTGAGCTCTTGTAAATTCGTCATTGAACTCAAAGAGTTGGAATTTAGATGCAGTTGCAATTGCCTTCTCAAGTAGTAAGAATAATCTTCGTACATTGATACGATCAAATGCACTTGGTTTTGTAAGTGCAGTTTTATCACCAAATAATACTACACCTTGGCCAGGGAAGTTAACAACAGGATTAATTCTTGCACGATACAATATGTCTCGATCTGCCTGTTGTGGATTGTATGCAAGTTTTATTGCACCACGAATGTTACCACGATTGAATCCAGCAGGTGAGAAGAACGAATCTGCAACTCGATCTGTAAATGCACACAGACCAGCAATATCACCATTAAGTGGAACAAATCTAAACACATCATTATATTTGTCAAACATTTGTTTGTAACCACTATCAAACACTGCGTATGATGATGATGGAAGTAAATCAAATCCAGTTTTAACATTAGATGTTTGAGTGTTTACGTTTGCAACATCAACAACTGCTCCACGGCGAGGTGAGATAAATGCAACACAATCTCTACGTCTTTCTACTAGGTCAATGATCATTGTTCCATGAGTATCAAATTCTGAATCAGAAGCAGCAACACCATCATGGCCTGGCCCACCTAAGACTAAGTTAATGTCTACACTCTCAGTATCCCCAAACAAATCGTAA